CTGATTGAGGTGCATTTTTAATTGCAAGATAATATGCTAAACCAGCGACCATGCAAGGTACAAAACGATAAGGAACATCAGTTGCATTTGTATAATCACCTACATCTTGAATTCTTTTTACATAATAATAATTTATAAATTTACCTGCTTCACTTGACCCAGGTGTTAAATATAAAGTTATAGTAACTTTATCTATAAACCTTTGAACAAAATATTGTGATGGTTGACCTGTAGAAGTTTTATTAGATAATGCTTGGTATTGAGATCTATTTATTTTTGTAAGAGGTGAGTCTACGTTAGAATTTCTATATGAAGCTTCTAATATATCATCTACACCATATACAGCTGTTGCATCAGAAGTTCCATCTCCTGTGGATCTAAACATTGTGTACACTGCTTGGTCTGCAACTAAAGTAATATTATTATTTGCAACTTCCCAATAGTGTAAACCTCTATTAGCCCATTCTTGAAATAGAATATTAAGAGATCTTCTTGCAGATTTAAGTTGATAACCTGAAACGTTTTGTTGCCCAATACGCTCGTAAGCTTCTTCTATTATCTCATCAATAGAAAAATTCTTATCAAACGTTGCTGTTCCAGAGGTAGTGTTAGCCATTTAACCTCCTACTTATCAATCAATAAAGTAGCTGCATCTATGTTTGTAATAGTGGAAACTTTCATTCCACCTGGAAATAAAATTCCGTCTTCAGGAATGTTCATTGAAAAAACATCTCCATTAGGAACATCAGCTTGAAACAAAGTCGCGCTATCTGTGTTGTCTTGAAGAATTATAGTTCCAGCACCACCTGCATCAGAAGCAAGGACAAGTCCTCGTAGTCTTGTTCTTCCTGCAAATACTGCTCCGGTAGCTGTAACTCTAACTGCTTTTACGTCACCCTTCATATTTTTGTTCTCCTTAAAATTTAAGTATGGGCCCGAAGGCCCACACTAAATTGATTATTAACTTACTGCCGCACTAAACGGAGTTGCTGGTGTTCCAGTACAACCTGAAATCACGTCAACTTTCCATTTACCTGAAGCAAGTACCGTACATTCAACTTTTGCAAATGTAACACCACCTGTCGTACTACCGTTTAAAGTAATAGTATCAGATGTTGAAGCTGTTTCAAAACCAACCATGTTATCAGATGTATCATCAATAAATGATGCACTTCCAATCATAACATCAGTTGCGTTTGCAACTTGTACAACAAAATCTCCAGTCTTCGTAAGTGAAGCAAAGATTTCAAATTTCGCACCAACATTAGATAGGTTGTTTAGATCAGCGCCTGGTCCTGCAACTGCAGAATCAGAATTTGCGTTTGTCGCTGGTAATGTGTAAGTGACCGCTCCTGCTGCATCATTGTGTACAATTCTACCTGAATGGGTAGCAACTGTTAATGATACACTAGAGTCAGCGTCTACAACATTAGCCGGACCTGTAGTAATAAATCCTGCTTTGGATGTTACTGGTCCTTGGAACGTAGTGTTTGCCATAGTGTTATCCTCCTAGTTACGTTTATGTAGTCTCTAGGCCGTCGACTATACGCGTCTACATAAACTTATTTTGTATAGTGATTATTTTATATACTAGATTTTAATAGAGCGCAAGAGAGCCTACGATGTGAATTGAATTTATTCAACGATGTAGCTTTTTTATTAAGTAGCTACAGAAACTTGAGGAGCAGCGTCTTCTATCTTATTTTGTGCATCAGCTTTTCTAGCTTCTGCTAGTTTAATATGGCTAATTACTTCTCTGACTTTTCTGTCAATCTTAACCATATCGAGAGTATATCTACCCTCTTTAAGATGCTCCTGCTCCCATTGAAGATCTAGTCCCTTCTTCTGTGTGTAAAGGGTCTCCAGATGTTGCATTATCGCCTCCA